TGAGAAGTTGGAGTGTTTCTACTCTCTGCTTCCCAAGCCTCTGGCGGTCAAGGACTTGCGCCGACTTGACGAAATCATTGTACGGAAGAAAGGTCTGCATCAGCCGCCCCACCCACCCTCAGGGAATAGAGCCTTAGCCGTAGCCCACCAGACAAGCGTGCCGTGCTGCTCAGCGTCAATCTCACACTCCGTTAGGAGCATCTGAGGAGGGATGACTTCCTCGTCATACGAGAAGCCATACCACTCGTCTGAGTGAGAGTCTCCACCGCAGACAATCGTCGCAAACCTATCGCGAGCCTCGTCTGATTCTGGCGCGTTGTAAACCTTGCGACCAACGAACGCGATGCCCTGCTCCACATAATCGTGGATGAAAGTGATATCGGGGAACCGCTCAGCCAACGCCCGAATCACAGGCTCGGCTGGCGACCACGCCGTATCAAATCCCCAGACACCATTGTCGTCAGAAACATACTCGTCGCCAGCGTTCCACTTAGTACCCCAATGCTCAACATTCCAGTTGTACCAGTTGTCTGGCGAGTCCATCATACAAATCTTATCGTGCTCTGGGCAGCGACCGCCAACGACTTCCTTGCCGTTGATCTGCCACGACCCGTCAGGCGATTCGCCCACATACTCAGACTTACAGCCGCAAGCATAATCCGTGCTGCTTGCCGTAGCAGAGTAGGCTGCCGTGTTTGGCGGCGGGACGATCTTTGAGAAGTCAAACTTCTGCTCGTCGCTGCCGTACACGAACGCCGATACCTCTGCTCGTTGCGTTTCGTCCCCGATTACTAGTACCCGATTCTTACACCAGTTAGGCATAACTCCACCTCCTACTATCCACCGAACCCATTACGGGCTTGCTAGTTGCTACCGATTGCGATCCCCGCAAGGTAGATTCCAAACATCGCCAGAGCAAGGCTCATATAGGCGATCAACAGGGTCGTCTTTCGCTCGCGCTCTCGTGCCTCAGCGAGGATCACGGAGTACGGGCGGAGCGACCTTACCTTCTTAGCCATCCGAAGTTTATTACTTGCCATAGCCGTTCTCTCCTTCCACGATATTCTCCACAAGTGCCGCGACATTGTGGATATTATGCTTGCCCTCAACAGGGAACCCTGCGGTAGCACCAAGAGCGTAGTCGTTGCCATCAGCCGACTTCTCCCAGATTGTCCCGCCCCAAGCGTGCGTGTCGTTGTCGTAGCACAATGCTGCCCAACGAACATCGTTGATCCGAACCCTAATGTACCCGTCGTTCATACTACCTCCTCTACTATCCACCGACACCATTACGGGCTTACTTGCCGTCTGGCTCAGCCAAGTCTGGCTCGCGGAAGTGATACGCCTCACCAGCCGCAGTCAGAAGGTCTTCCTCTGGCTCAAACTGCTCTGCGTCAGACACAGCCGTCCATAGTTCGTAGAGCACGGCAATCTGCGTAGCCGCAAACGAATCTTCTTGCCGCGACCGAATCTCCACATCGGAGAGCACATCCCGCAGATACCGAACCTCCGTTTCGTTGAGCACAATGGTCGTCAAGTTGCGACCACTTACTACCTCAGCCATTATCAGCCACCTCCTTGCGGTACATCTCTACAAATGTTCTGAGGATATCAAAGCCCTCCTCAGTTAGGCGATCCTGAAACTTTCTGCCCATTACGCGCAGAAACTTCTCAGCCTCAGCCTCCGACATAAAGTCCTCGTCTTCGCGGATTACCGCTAGGACATCCGTAGCCGTGAATCCCATTACCTCTACGCCAACCTCGTCAGACACTCTTGCCACCATAAAACCCCCACCAATCTTCGTCAGTCTGAATCATCTCAAATCCAGACCACGGGATTGTTTCGTCGCATAGATCACAGGAGAAGCCGATCTGGTCAGTTGATTCATCACGACCAACTTCCCACCCGTCATACTTCCAACTACCCTTGCCGTCTGCCTCTATTGAGTGGTAGACAATAGTCGCCTCTTGCGACATCAGCCGACCACCACAATCGCGATGACGGATACCAAACCCATCAGCCTTACTCATAACCACCTCCTCACTATCCACCGACATCATTACGGGCTTACTCGTCAGCACCTTGCGGGATCAGATCAACAAAGCCCAAGTTCGGGTCTTCGTGATTCGTGCTCACCGCGTTGATAAATCGCAACATACACGACTTCTTGTACCAAAGTTTCAGCGTGCTGAGCATCTCGTCAATAGTCATTGTGTCGGAAGAAATCAGCGGGTCATACCCGTACTCCTTCATCAAAGCCATCTGCTCTTCGTCCATCAAGACATAAATCTTGTGGCAATCGTCAAACGCGATACCCTTAGCGTCGTGGAGCCACGCCTCCACCTTGTTCCAATGTTTCGCCATAGACATACCCACCTCCATACTAGGGAGATTGTTCTCCCACTATCCACCGACAACATTACGGGCTTGATTTTCTTATAGGCAACCTAGAACATTACACACTTCTACTTGCGTTGGACAAGTGAGTAATGATTGCGGTTAGCCCTGACGCTTCTGCCGCTCTTTCGCAGCAAGTTCGTTCTGCTGCCGAAGCGTACCCTTGCCGCTCATCAGCATTGCGCGCTTGCGCTTCTCCACCTTGCGGTGTCGGTTCTCGCCCTTGATAACCACTTTGTCCTCCTCTTTCATAATGCTACTGGCTCAATCACCTTACACTTGTGGCATTGCCACGATACTCCGTCCCACTCCAACGGGGTCGGCTCAACTACCTTGCCCGTGTGCGGATCAACGGGGTCAAACCCGTCGCTCATCACATCGTTGCCGCAGTCGCAAACTAGAAACTCCCCGTTCGGCTCGTCGCGCCTAATCATTGCCCACCACAATCGTGTTGGTGCGCGCGCTCTCGCGCTCGTCCACCTCGCCGACCACATAGACGCTGCCAGACCCGTGTCCCGCAGGTTCATCACCCAAGACCTCAATGCCATAGCCGACATAAAGATCGCGCCGACCAGAGTCGCTCATAAAGAGTTCCACATCGGTCGTCATTAGCCGACCCATAGCGTCGCCCTCATCCTCCGCGAAGATGACTACGCGCTTGATCGCGCGGAAGTCCACCTCAGCGAGGAACCGCTTTGTTTCCTTGATATGACTCATCCTACCCCTCCTGACTATGTTCGCAGTTCTCTGCTTGCTCTAACTCGTAGCAAGCATTATCCCGATCTTTATTGTCTACGCACTCGCAGACAATCTCCGTGCGCTCGCAGTCGTCGCACCATACCTTCGTGCTCACTTTGAGCCTCCTTCGTATGCCACGATATTCTCTGCCGTGTGCGGCGCAAACTTCTGGTGATCGCCGCACTCGCACGGCGTACACTCCAAGCAATAGACCTTCGCGCCCTCTGGCACGCTCGTCCCAGTTGCGTCAGTAATATCCGCTACGCTCAGCGTCGCGAAGATATTGTCCTTGACCGCAAGACCGCCGTCGTGAACCCAGAACCCAACAGCAACCTCGTCGGGGTAGTACGCCATCTCCCCACACTCAGAGCAAGTCATCATCTCGTACATACTCCACCTCCTCTGCTATCCACCGACACCATTACGGGCTTGTTATGCGAAGACCAGTTCCCCGAACATTGCGTACTGAAAGATGATATCCGCGCCCGTCGCGTCCACATCTATCTCTCCGCCGTATGCGTCAAACGAGATGGTATGGGCGTACTCGCTATTGAGCACGGCGCACACCGCTCGCTCCAAGTTCTCCGTCGTGATCTCAAACCAGTCGTTCACCTCGCGCGTCGGCTCGCCGTTGTCCTCGTCTTCCTTGATACGGACGAGCACCTCGTCGCGCGGGATATCCCGTAGTTTGTCGTGGTCGGGGTCGTCAAACTTAGCATCGGGATTCACATACCAACGCTTCCACTTGTAGTCGGTACACTCAGCCCAATACCCCGTGCCGCCCTCAATCGCGCCCACTACGATATTCACCGCGTCGCTTGCTTCCAGTACCACGCTTGTGATCTTCATAGCCACCTCCTACTATCCACCGATATCATTACGGGCTTACTCGCAATCGTGTCCGTATGCCCACTCCTGCGCTTGCTCATTGTTGCTCAGGTCAAAGACCCGACCACACTCATCGCACCGAACCTTCATACTCCACCTCCTCACTATCCACCGACATCATTACGGGCTTGTTTTTCCTGCCCATCCTTTACCATTACACACTTCCACACGCGCCGAAGCGCGTAATGATTGCGGTTAGACTTCCTCGTAGCCGTCAAACCACGCGCCCAACTTCTCCGTACGGGCGACCGCTTCCGCGCTCGTCGCCGTGCTGCTGCTAGTTTCGGGATCGCGACACCACTCCTGCGCTTCCGCAAGGGTCATATACTTCGCGACCACCTCGCGCGGACGATCCTCAAAGAACATCCGAACCACTTGATAGTGCTCACCATATCGCTCTGCGCTACCGATCTTCATACTCCACCTCCTACTATCCACCGACACCATTACGGGCTTAGGCTAGTTCCCTGCTTAGGTTCACCACCGCGTTGAGAGTCTGACCCCACGCGCACTTGTAATGTTTGACCCGCAAGTCTGCCCACCCGCGTCGCCACTCAACGAAGGGTCGGTTGTCTTGCCCGACTTCCTCAGTAATCATTACGCCGCACACCGCGCACGGCGTAGGCTCAATCCGATACGCATCGTGATGAGCGATCCCGCACTTCCAGACACGGGTGCGCTTCCACGCTTGACGGAAGTCATCAAGGGTATCCGCACCCTCGTACGCCATCCACCGCCTAGTGCGCCGAACTACCCCTGCGTGATCCGTGTGCTCAATCGTTCCCCAATGCTCTGGTAATGATGTATTCCCCTTGTAGTACGCCATACACACCTCCACTACTCCCCCAACGGGGGCTTCCTACTATCCACCGACACCATTACGGGCTTACTTTGCGGGGAACCGCTCCACAAGCCACTCGTACGCTTTGATCGCGTCCGCGTCGTCCTGCGCTGCTGCGTTGCCCAAGTGCGCCGAAATGTTGATAACCGATCCCAAGAGCGAGGTCATACGCTCGCGATCACTCTTGCGGATGTTGCCGAGAATATCCTCAGCGAACACCGCCGCCATCATTGCGTAGCCGTCGCTGCTAGGCGTAATGTTGATAAACTCCTGCTCAGCCATACCCACCTCCACTATGGGGATCACACCGATCCCCTCACTATCCACCGACACCATTACGGGCTTCCCAATAATCGCGCCGAAATACCGCAGAAATATGGCGATATATAGGGGGGTCTATACCCGCTTCCTCTATGTCGCTATCTCCTACTATCCACCGATATCATTACGGGCTTGACGGCTAGAACAGGTGTTCTACGCACGGATTAGCCCAGATCATTACAGGCTTGCTCCTATCTATACACCTCTACCATTACACGCTACATCCTACCAACGCGCTCCGTGCGATTATGTGTGTAATGATTATGGTTAGGTTAGGTTTTCTTTACCATCCGCCCCCAATCCTGCCCAGTTCTGCCAACCCAACCCACAACATTACACACTTGCCACCCATCCCCAACCATTACACACTTGCCTATGGTAGTAGGGACGACAGGGGGGTGCGTCCCTGCCGTCCCAGAAGTCGGGGGTAGTGCGTCCCCCGTGTAGTTAGTTGCTCCCGAACACCGATACCAGTCCCGCCTGAACGAGATCGTTCATCGTGCGCTGGTAATGCCCTTGTAGTTGATGCCATACCCCAGAGTCGTAGAGGTCTTGGAAGAAGTTCACGACCTCCTCCTCGGTCATCTCGCCCTGCTCATAGCGAATCAGGTCAGTCAAGTTCACGCCTACTGCCATTGGTACACCTCCTCACTATCCACCGATACCATTACTGGCTTAGTAGAGGGACGGCAGTTTTACCCCCTGCGGCGGGAGGGCGTATAGCCCCCATCTCTCTGCTCCTTATTGGAGTCGCCCCTCTGCTATCCACCGAGATCATTACTGGCTTGGGTTATTTCGGCGCAACCCTCATCATTACACACTTGATCGGATAAAAAACAAGCCCGTAATGGTAGGACGGGGATAGCAAGAGGAGGACTACCCCGTCGGGTAGCCCCCCTCTTATTCGGGTTGATTCGGGTTTGCCCCCGTCGGGGTTGCCCTCCTCGCGCCCTACCGCTCCTCCGATACATTGGTTTAGCGGTCATCGCCCTTTGCTTCTCTTATACCCGCACTTATGGCTGCGGCATAACTGCTCGCTCGTCCAAGAGCCTCACCATTGGAAGTCCGTACCGATTCCTAGGATTCGGTCTGCCCCTCCACTATCCACCGAGTCCATTACGGGCTTGGTGTCTAGCATTGTTGCTTGTCCTTCCACTATCCACCGAGAACATTACGGGCTTGCGGGTCATCCCCAACCATTACACACTTAGGCACATCCAGCATCATTACACACTTGGGTAGTTCGGCGCAGTTCGGAAGTGTGTAATGGTAGGGGTATAGGGGGACGGGCTACCTCGCCCGCCCCCCGTACCGCCTACGCCGTTGCGATTGCTTGCCCCGCCGTAGCGCGGCGCACATAGGACTGGTGTCGCCCCGTGCTCATTGAGTACTTGACGGGCGGGATAACCCAGCCCTCGCCCTCCACAAGCCACGCGATAGGCGTGCTATAAGACCAGACCGAGTAATGAATCTTCCCCGCTGCCTGATCCTTATGGAATCGCTCCTCCGCCGCGCCCGATAGATACCATCGCGCCGATCCGTATCGGCTATGCGATCCGTCTACCCCGTAGAAGTTAGACCCTACGAACGGGATCGCGTTGCGGATATGCGCATCCGCGTTTCTATTGCTTACTCTTCCCATTGCTACACCTCACACTAGGGGGGCGGATTGTCCGTCCCTCCACTATCCACCGAGAACATTACGGGCTTTACCCCTATCCTTCACCATTACACACTTGCCCGCGTATCGGAACGCACGGAAGCGTGTAATGGTAGGGGACGGAGGGATACGACCCCGCCCCCTACCGAAGTCCTAGCGGTGGTTGCTACGGATGACCGTCCCATACGCGGCGCGTTGCGCGTTTTCCGTAAGCATCACCTCGGTTGCGATTGTGCGCCCTTCCAGCGTTGCGGCTAGGGCGGTTGCGAGTTTCTTCGCCTCGCGGAATACGCCCTTCTCGGTACGCGCCGCAATCTCTACCTCGTAGAACGCCCGCTCGTATGTGGTTTCCGCGAATACTTGGATCATAAGCCTAACCATATCGCACCCCTTACACTACGGGAGCAGTTTGTCTGCTCCTCCACTATCCACCGAGAACATTACGGGCTTGTCGCCCAACCTTCACCATTACACACTTGGTAAGCGCGCCGACCGCGCCGAAGTGTGTAATGATGAGGGCTATCCCCTACGCGCCTTGATGAAGTCCACCGAGCACGGATCGCATAGCCAACGCCCGCCGCCCAAGAATCGCGCGAGGGAGCGGATGCCTAGAATCGCGCACACTTCACAATCCGCAATAAACTTATCCGATTCTGCGTACATACTTCACCCCTACACTACGGGGATGGAAGCCCACCCCTCACTATCCACCGAGAACATTACTGGCTTGTTGCCCATCCCTAATCATTACACACTTCCACGCGCAAGGCACACCAAAACAAGCGTGTAATGGTACGGGATAGGGGACGGGCTTGCGCCCGCCCCCCGTCCCCCTTAGGCTACGGCGTGCTCCGTCGCCCCTGCGATATCGTACACGGCGCGCTGCTGGTAGCGTCGCCCCGCGTCCATAGCGTCCGCTAGGGTAGGGACTACGGCTACGGGGTCTAGGTGTACCCCGTCATCCGCTACCCAAGCCCCCACGAAGGCGCATCCGTACGCCCCTGCGATCAGGCTAAGGGCTAGCCCTAGCGTAGTATCATCCGCGTCGTCTGGTAGCATCAGGGCGGTTCCCTGCGCCATCCCTACGGCGTACCCGTCCGATAGTCCCGCGTCCGTAAGCGTCGCCGCGTCTAGCGTTGCGCCGCCCTTAGCGCGGATCGTTGCGAGTAGTCCCATATCGTACCCCTTCGCACTACGGGGATGGATCGTCCACCCCTCACTATCCACCGACATCATTACGGGCTTTCACCCCATCCGCGATCATTACACACTTAGGCGCGTTCGGAATCGCAAGCAAGTGCGTAATGGTGCGGGATAGGGTGCGTCTAGGGGGCATCCGTATCCCCCTAGACCCTTGCCCCGCCGCTCTTATTGCGGCTCACTATCCACCGACATCATTACGGGCTTAGCCCCAACCTAGACCATTACACACTTGGTATGCGTAGCGGGACGGGAGGGGGATGCTACCCCTACCCGTCCCGTCTACCCTTACGCCTTGCGGTAATGCTCCGCCAGTCGCATATTGACTTCATCCCCGATTGCGTAGGCTACGCACGCTGCGCCTAGCCCTGCGAATCCGCCGACAATCCCGCCGACAATATCCGCGAAGTGTGTGCCTACTGCTGCGCCGATCACTACGCTAGCGATCACGAACGCCTTATCACCCTTGCTCATCATTACACCCCTTACACTATCGGGGAGCGGGTATATCCCGCCCCTCCACTATCCACCGACATCATTACGGGCTTGCTACCCATCCCCGATCATTACACACTTGGATGCGGCGGATTATGCGAAGCCGTGCGGCGCGTCCGCGTATGCGCCCCGCTACGCCCCGCGCTAGGGCTAGGGGCTACAATCCCGCGCCGCGTCCCGTATCGCGTCCCTACGGGCTTCCTAGCCCTACGCTAGCCCATCCGTGCGGCGGCTACGCGCTAGCCCCTAGACGCTATGAAGCCCCTACCCGCTACGGGTAAGGGCTTCACGGCTACGCTAGGGGAGGGGGCGCGTCCCCCTCCCCGCTAGGGCTAGTCCCGCGCGCTATGCGTATCCTCGCCGTCCGTGCGGCGATTCATCCGCGATACGGCTACCCGTACGCGATTCATAGCGGCGAGGCGTTGCGCGTCCGTAGCGTCCGCGCTAAGCCATCCGAGGGCTACGGCGATCCGTGCCGCGTAGCCCTTGCCGCCGCCATCCGCCCGATACGCGGCGGCTACGGCGGCATCCGTCCCCGCGCTAGCGGCTTGATTCTTAGCCCCTCGCGCGGCGGCGGCTTGCCCGTGCTCCCCCGCCGTATCCTCGCGAAGCGCGGCGGATCGCGCCGCTAGGATCGCGTCCATCCCGTAGACGCTAGCCCCGCTAGCGTCCGTATAGGTTGCGCCGTCCGTATCGTACCCGTCCGCCGCGTAGACGATAGCGAAGCGCGCGCCATCCGCGAAGCCCCGCACGCCGTCCGTGCGTACGGCGTAGCCCGTAGCGTCTTCGCGGATCGCATCCATAGCGTCCCCGATTGTAAGCCCGTCCGCCGTGCTAGCGGATGCGTAGACGGCTAACCCGTAGTCCCCGCCCTCATCATCCGTTAGCCCCTCGCGGCTAGGGCGAAGCGAAGCCACGCCCGCGCGGATCGCATCCGCGATAGTCCACGCGGCGGGGCTTCCCGCCGTAAGCCAAGCGGCGTAGGCTTCCGCCGCGATATCGTCCGCGTCCCCCGTGCCTAGCAGGGCGAGGCGCGCGCTAGCCGATACGCTAGCGGCTAGCACGGCTAGCGCGTCCGCCGCGTCTAGCGTTGCGATTGTGCGCGTATCCGTTGCGATCATATCCGTACCCCTTCCGTATCCTACGGCGGACGCTTCGCGTCCCGTCCCGTAGAGAGAGAATCCCACGCACGAGGGGCAGAATCCGCGAAAAATCACACTAAAATCCACCCTCAAATACGCTCCATCGCCTATTTCCTTATCTCGGGCTGGTAGCGTGAGGAAATACATGCAGTTTTCTAACTTTTTTACCCATACCCTAGGTAAACTGGCAGAATCCAGAAAGACTGGCAGGCACTGGCAGGAAAATGAAAAAAACGCCGAAACAGGGTAAACTGGGGTGCTCCTTGGTAAAAGTCATACTCTATGTTTAATATCAGGACGAATCAGTACCCTAAATCCCATATAGAGTAGGAAGACTATTCTTACCAGGCTAAACTGGAAGAAAGTCTAAAAAAAAATTACGGCTATCCCCTGGCTGACCAGCCTGACTGGTACAACTGATGGGGGAGTCAAAATTTTAAAAAAACGTTTACGAAAGTAGAGACACACAGATGTCCGATACAACCAAGCGTGCCGCGACTGCCTCGGTGGGCGCGGCAAACCGAGGACGACCCAAGGGGGCGCGGACCAAGCCAAAGACCGATTCGGTCTCCGTGGACGCGCTCAAAGACAAACTGGCTCCGTTCCTGTCCCGCGAGGACTGGAACTACCTGTCTGGGGTCCTCGGTGGTCAAGAAAAGCCCGTGCTTGAGAAGGACATCGACATCTTCTTGTCACTCCAACTCAAAGCCCTGCTCCCCCAACTCGCCGACGAGATTACGGGTGGGCAACTAACACGGGAGGCGACACAGCGCTCCAGCACCATCAAAGAACTCCTCGCGCTCCGTTTCCAGATGGAAAAGCACGAGAAGGGCGACGATGTGCCGAACGCCGTGACGTTTATACAAAATGTATTTGAATCCAGAGGAATTGACACTGCACGGCTCGCAACCCTCGCGGGAGCAGTTGGCAGCGCTATTGAAGGAATCTCCGTCGCTCTTCCTGGAACTCCTGACGGAGACCAAGGGGATGCCGACGAAACTGGAACCGTATCAGATTCGCTTCCTGAACGACAAGAGTAAGTTCCGTCTCGTTGCCAAGTCGCGACAGATTGGCTTCTCGTACATCATCTCTGGTGAGGGACTGCACCGCATCTTGACCAATCGGTCAAAGAAGGTGAACTACGTCTCGATTAACCAGAAGGAAGCCTCTGACAAGGTTAACTACGCCAAGCAATTCTACTTCTCTATCCCAGAACTATCGGGATTCCGAGCGCCGATTTACACATCGGCTGAGTTCGAGTTCAGCCTCCACAACCACCCAGACACCTCTTATCTGATCTCGCAGCCTGCGTCTTCAGCAGTGCGCGGTGGAGAGAAGGATGTCTACTTCGATGAGTTCGCGTTCATTCGCGACGCTCGGAAACTCTATGACGCAGCAATTCCTGCGACTACTCGCGGTGACTCACGGCTCACGATCGTATCAACGCCACTCGGTAAGAGCGGCTTGTTCTTTGAGATCGCCAACGACCGTGCTCGTTACCCTGAGTACTCAGTTCATATCGTTCCATGGTGGGAGTGTTCGATCATGTCGATCGACCCCGCAGAGAGCACGGCGCTAGCAGCCGATTACGATACACCTGAGCGGGTCAACCGCTGGGGAACTGATTCAATCAAGTCAATCTTTAACAATATGGGCATCGACTCCTTCAGACAGGAATACGAGTGCTCGTTCGCTGACGAGACGGTCAACTTTTACCCATGGGGTCTCATCGTCCAAAACGTCGATGACGAACTTCTGGGAAAAGCCTATGACCCGTCGCTTAAGTACTGCATTGGTATCGACCTTGCAAAAAAGGTAGACAAAACCGTTGTCACTGTTGCTCACCTCGACGAGGAGACTGACGTGAAGACGATTGTGAAGACCTTCGAAACTCAGGACGACTACGAAAAGCAGGTCCAGTTCTTTGAGCAATTGATTAAAGACCTCAAGCCCTTGCGGGTCACGGTCGACGCTACTGGCGTTGGCGCGGTGATTGCAGAGCGTCTCGTTGCTTCCCATGGTGGAATCGTCGAGCCTGTTGTCTTTACCCAAGCACTCAAAGAGAATTGGGCAACGTCGTTCAAGAGCGATCTGCAGACTGGTAAGATCCGCATGCCTCGGCATCGCGATCTACTGCATGAGATCCACTCTATCGAGCGTCGCAAGTCAGAGGCTGGGAACTACTTGTTTCGAGCACGAGACAACGAACACGATGACTACTATTGGTCCGCAATGCTCGCACTCTACGGAGTTGGGCGCAAGTCACCAGCGATTAACTTCGCCTGGTAAGGAGTCACAAGAATGCCACTCAAGAAGGGCTATTCGTCAAAGACCGTTTCTGCAAACATCTCAGCCGAGATGAAGAAGGGTCATCCCCAGAAGCAAGCGATTGCTATGGCTCTTGCAAGCGCTGATAAGGCGCGTAAGGCTGCTGGAAAGAAGAAGTAATCCCACGTCAACTTCCGTCTGCTCGCTTTGTAGGCAGCGGAACCTTACGTGGGCGGGAGACATACCCAGAGGGTCCCTGTCTGGCGACGGTTGAGGCTGCCCCTCCCCCCGCTCACACAACGCACCTTAATGGAAGGGCTATGTATGCCAAATCCTGTGAAGTGCCAGCACTGCGGGTCACTTTTCGGGATTGAAGGTGACGACAAAGTTCTGCGCATTAAGTTCAAAGACCTATTCCGAGAGATTGATGGTCGCGTAAGCGGTCCTTGTCGCAAGTGCGCTATGACCGTAACGTGGCGAAGCGGCGATGCCGTCTTCATCTCAAGCAAGTCCAAGGAGGCTGAGAATGGCGAAGACTAAAGCGGTCAAGGTTGAGCGCGCTTCGAATATTGTTTCTATTACTGGTGACAATTTTCGAGAAACCCCAGCAAAGTCCTGGGCAACATATACAAACATGTATCGCCAGCATCCAATTGTGCGGTCAGTAGTCGATAAGATTGCTCGCACCGCTGTTGCATCTGGTTTTCAATTCGTTCCTCGTGACCGATCAAAGCCGCTCAATGAGCGATCTGCGACAAAGGTCGAAGAGATTTTGCAGCGATCAAACGCTATCTCTCTTCTTCGCGAGACATACCGAGACCTTTTGGTCTACGGTGATGCCTACTGGTATCTACTGCCAGCACGCAATGGTGTGCCGTTTCAGATGATCCGTGTCGCTCCATCGAGCGTCAATATTGTCGTGGACCGAAATACACGCGAAGTTACTTCGTACATTGTCCGCAATGTAAAGACTGGTATTGAAACCCAGTACGAACCAACTGAGTTTGTACACTTTAAGTTTGCAGCGCCAGACAATGATCTTTATGGGCTTAGCCCACTAGAGTCGTTGACTTCAACGGTTGCTCAGGATCTGTTTGCACAGACCTACAACGAGGCGTTCTTTGCAAACTCCGCGCAGACTGGTATTGTCTTCAATATGCGTAATGCTTCCCGTGAGGAAGTTGAGCGCAACCGTGAGTTCCTTAAGAAGGAATACACGTCGGCTGCAAATGCCCATAAGCCATTGCTCCTAGAGGGCGATGTCGATGTGAGCAAGTCGGTCTCCTCTCCTGCAGAAATGCAGTTCATTGAGGGTCGTAAGCAGTTGACCATGGAGATCCTTGCAGTCTATGACCTTCCCTATACTAAGTTGGGTGGAACGTCTGAGAGCGCAAACCGATCACAGTCCGCAGAGAATGACAAGACATTCCGATCTGAGACGATCAAGCCATTACAGGCAATCGTCGAAGAGGTAATGAGTGAGCATCTTCTCTATACGATCTTCAATATTAAGGATGTGCTATTCCAGCATTCCGAAGTTGACTATCGTGATGAGTCAGCACAGATGGATATGTACATCAAGGGCTTGACACACGGCATCTACACGATCAATTATGTACGTAATAAACTGGGTCTTCCGCCGATCGATGGTGGAGATATTGCTTCGCTCTCAACTCCTCTTGGCTTAATGCCAGTAGCAGATGTTGATAGCGCCGCGCAAGCAATTCTCTCATCCAAGACTGGCGCTACTACCCCGATGAAGGGTTAGGCACTAGATGGCAGAAGATAACGGGATGATGAATTCCCAAGATATGAGCGGCGATTCTCAAGAACCAATTGGAAATCCTATCTATCCATTGACTAAGCGTCAGGATGGCATGTATGAACTATATGCTGATATGGTTGAAGAGTATGGCAAATTTGATCAAGGCTCTGGTCCTGATGGAGCACATTATGGTCCAGGAGATAAGAACCCATTCCAAAAGAGTGGTCTTCTTTGCGCAAATTGCGTTCAATATGATGGTCCTCGAGGCTGCGAAGTTGTCAAGGGCGATATTGATCCTCTTGGCATTTGTAAGTTGTGGATCATTCCTAAGAAGTTGATCGTTGAGCGTTCAACTGAGGAGTATGAATTGAGCACTAATCACTGGAAGATTACAATCCCAGTTGACCGAGCAGAAGAGACCGCTGACGGTCTTTATATCTATGGTCAAGCATCTGGTCCAGAGCGAGATTCGCATGGCACTGAGATGGATACAACCGCAATCGAGGACTTCGCAAAGCAGATTGAACAGCGCGCTTCGGCGGGTGACCCAATCCCTTACCTCGATCACCATCAAAAGGATGGCGTGCTTCGCGAACTCGGCAGTGTCGTTTCTGGCTCTGTCGATTCTGACTATCGATTGAACGTAGCCGTTCGCCTCGACGCAGAAAATCCTGCAGCCCTTTATCTGCATAGCAGAATTAAGAATGGCAAGCAGTATGGAATGTCGATCGCTGGTGACGGTGTTCAATATAAAGTTCTCCGAGATGAGACTACTGGTGAGCAGGTGATTCGTTTCCTGCGCATTGCTCTCAAGGAGATTAGCAACACGACGCGCCCTTCGTGGGTTCCGTCGTTTGGAACAGTACTCGCTCGCTCAATTGATAGCGAGGAGAATGGAGAGGTTATGGCAGAGGAACTCGTCAAGGCTGACGCACCTGCTGAGCAGGTAGAGAACGTCGCCACCGAGTCTGCGGCTCCCGTCGTCGCTGACGTTGTGGAAGAGCAGGCTCCTGTAGAGGCTCCTGTCGAGGAAGTAGTGCCTGTTGAGGCTGCTGCTCCTGAGGCAGAGGTTGATCGCGCTCGCATCGCTAAGAAGGACGCTAAGGCGTTCATGGCTGCACTTAAGGCGCTTCATGAGCAGGTTGCTGCGCTCGGAATCACGGAAGAGGAAGAGACGGCTGCAAAGACCGAGGAAGCAGTTGCTGTTGAGGCTACTGCTCCCGACGATGATGTGGACTTCAACGGGGTCGTTATTAAGCGCGACCTTGCTGATGCGATTACCGCCTTTGTCACCGCTAAGGTTGACGAGAGCACGGCAGTCCTTCGCGAGACCGTTGACAAGCAGGCGGAATACATTAAGGCACTCGAAGAGATGCCCGCTGGTAAGGTTCCTGCTGCAGTGGTCCGTGAGAAGTTCGAGAGCGATGAGATCGATTTGGGCAGCATGGCTCCCGAAGACCGACTTCGCTATGCTCTCAACAATATTTACAAGAAGTAATAAATAATACTAAGGAGATTTAAAGATGGCTGACATCGAGCGAGCGCTTAGCGCGTTGGCTGCGGGTTCTGGTCAGTACCTCATTCCTGAGGTAGTTGATCCAGTTATTCGTGACTACGTTTCTAAGGCTACCCCGCTTCTTGGTTTGGTGACCCGCGTTCAGTGGCCCACCCAGACCTACTACATCCGCAAGCGCACGGCGCTTCCTGATGCTGCATTCGCTGCTGACGGTGGCTCACTGCCAAGCGCTTCGCAGTCGACCTACGCTAAGGTTGCCAAGAACGTTAAGTTCCTGTACACCCGTGGTGAGGTCACTGGTCCTCTTATCGCCGCTTCGGGCGGCGTTGTAAACGCACTTCAGGAAGAGATCCGCATTCATTCGCAGGTCATTGCTGAGCGTCTTACGACTGCCCTCATTCACGGCGACGGGACGGGCGATTCGAGCAACGAGTTGATCGGTGCTCTTTCCCAGGTAAACAGTTCAGCACCAGGCGATGAGGGTGGTACGACCACTGCCTCAGGCGCTCTTACCCTTGCCATGATTGACAAGGCTATTGACGACACCAAGGGCGAAGGCGATGTTCTCGTCACGTCTATGGCTGTTCGCCGAAAGATCAACGCTCTTCTTCAGGCGCAGCAGCGCTTCGTTGACCGCGTTGAAGTAGGCGCTGGTTTCCGAGTTCTTTCGTATGATGGTCTTCCGATCGTCACCGACATGCACATGACGACCGACGAGATTCTCGTTGCACGTCGCTCGGACATGAAGTTGATCGTCAATCAGGACTTTACGTTTGAGCCTCTGGCGAAGGTAAAGGACTCTGAGGACTTCTTCATTAAGGGTTACTTCGGATTCGCGCTTGAGGGTCGCCCAGTGCGCCTCAAGGGTTTCTCGATCTAATCTTGCCCTAGTCTTCTGACTAGTGTATGATTCTGGCGGGGGTGCTGGCTCCAGTGAGGGCTGGCTCCCCCGCCAATCAAAAGTAAAGGAGGCATATGATGCCTAGCGAAAAGAAAGAACGAGTTGCTCCTGGTATTTCACGAGTTGACACTGTTGAGAGTGAGTTCGTGTATATGCGACATGAGAGCGGCGAAAACATTGACTGCATCGAGCATTTTTATGACGGTGAAGTTGAAGTAATTGCTGGTGTTGCAAAGGTTCCTGCTATTAATCCTCATTGGGTTTCCCGAATGCGGATGAATGGCTATAAGGAGATTACCGAGGAGTAATAATGAAAATCCTGATGCTTGGTGACTCTCCGTTCATTAAGACTGGCTTTGGTATTGTTAATTCCATTGCCTACAAGGAACTATCCGATGCAGGTCATGAGTTGCTTGTTATCGGTGGACAGGATACTACTGAGCGGGAGATCCCGAACGGTACGTTCTTCCCAGTCAACAATCAGGCAATTGACTCAATTGGCTGGACACTAGTGGATGGCGTTGTGGAGCAGCATGCTCCTGATGCAGTGCATATTATTGGTGATCCAGGAACGGTGACAGCATGGCTGCTAAAGCAAAGTCTGTACAAACTGCCAATCACAGCGTACGTTCCAATCGAAGGAGCGCCGCTAAATCAGCAGTGGGTCGATATTTTCAGTCAGACTCCGAACCTAAATCTAATCACGTGCTCGAACTACGGCGTAGAAATCCTGCGGGCAGCGGGTCTCACAGCGAAGATGGCGTACCATGGGGTTTCGAGCGACTTCGCACCAATGAGTGCGGATGAGCGAGATGCCAAACGGTATTCTGTAGGTTGGAACGATAAGTTTGTCGTAATGTGCGTTGCGCAGAACGTTGAACGAAAGCAGTGGGCGCGACTGTTTGAGGGGATTAGTATCCTTGCAAGCAAGTACAAAGACGTGATCCTCTATGCTCATACTCTTCCATTCAATAACTATTATCTTGGCGGACACAATCTCCCGCGACTCGCGGTAGAGATGGGCATTTCTGACCGAGTATTCTTTCCCCCAGATCACAAGCGGCACAATGACGCTACTGAACTGCGTGGAGTCGATAAGCCAGGTCTTATCGACCTCTACAACATGGCAGACGTATTTGTCTTGCCCTCTCAGGTCGAAGGCTTTGGTCTTCCGCTTGCTGAGGCAATGGCATGCGGTCTCCCAGTACTACATACGAACTACGGTGCAGGTGCTGAAGTTATTGGTAATGCTGGAGTAAAACTACAAGTCAATGACTGGGCAGTAAACAAGAGCCACAGCCGATACGCGAATATCAAGCCATCCGTCATCGCTGATGAGATTGGCAGACTTCGTAAGAGCGCAGAGCGCCGCGCGATCATGTCCAAGAAGGGCATTGAGCGCGCTAAAGATTTCACTTGGGACACCTATAAAGAATATTTGAGGGAGGCTTTCAATGGCTCGACCCTTCGCTCGGAACAAAAGCCTGCTCAAGAGGGCAGTACTACAGCGCAATAAGAAACTTGACCTTGGAGGAAAGCGTAGAGCAATCTTTCGTAGGCGCAAGTTGCGCGTTATTAGCATTGCTCGTCTTCTTGCGGGCGCTCGTCGTCCAAGAGTATTCCGACGCATTCAATCTGCATTTACACGTCTTCGAAAGAAGAGATGAGGTAACCAATGGCTCGAAAGTACATTACAGCGGATGAGTTCAAGAATAAGCCGCTAGGAGTGGCTCTTCGCCAGTACTCTTCGGACCAGTTGGACTCTCTCATTGAGATCGCAACAGAACAGGTAGAATCTTTCTGCGAGCGGATCTTTGAACAGACGACATATACCGAGACATTTATTGGTGATGGTACTGCGACATATCTTACAAATCAGTATCCAATCCTATCAATTACGTCTCTCTCGCAGGTAACTATTGCTACTACTCCAGTGACCACTACTGTTACTGGTTCTTCGCTTACTCGCACAACAGATGGGGATAAGTACGGAAAAATTATCCTTGGTCCAAATAGCGAAATTACATCATTCTCCGCTGGCGCTAAGTACACCATCGTGTATTCTGCAGGGTATGCAACTCTTCCTCCAGCAATCAAGCATGCGACAGCGCTATTTATGAGTGAGTTGCTTAAACCTGACTATGGTGGCGCTCAGGATACGGTCCCAGAAATTATTCCAATCAGTTCACAGCAGATCGCTGACCTTCTAGGGATTTACCGCCGACGACGAATCGGGGTGTAGCCATGCTGCGATCACCTCAGACGACGAAGCGAGTATTTGCTCGATCAAAGATCGTCTACGCTGTTACGCCGCGTGGAAGATTTATTCCAATGGCTTCTCTTGCAGACCGAAGAATGTCATCAGTAACTCTTGATATTAAGTTTGAAACATTGAGCGTTATTGCGGACAATATGATTAATCAGAAAAATCGTACGAAGAGATTCTCTACTGGATATGCCAAAATTTTTAAAAACGTTGAACAAGGCATGTACAATTTTGCTAAAGCACAATTTAAATCAGAAGGCGCACATGGCGGTCAGAAATGGCAACGCCTTACTGCGGCTACTGCTAACCAGACAAGAACAACCAATTCAACGCAAACACTCAAGAGTAAACGATCCAGAAAAAATGAAGGATTTAATATTGCCGTTGGTGGCGCATACCTTCCAAAGCGCGGCTATGACCACATTCTCCGCAACACTGGCGCGCTAAAAAGCGTTGTCACTGGAGAGAAAAGCAGCAGCAGCACAGCGCCAAGAATGGAAAGTAATGCAAGTTACAAAACTGAGGCTTCTGCGGACAAGATCAAACTAAAAGTTTTGCTTGCCATCAGCGGCGGAAAAGATGTAAGAATGGCTTCCTTCCGTATGGATCTTTCGCCTGGTGCGGGTTCATGGAAGGCGCTGCACCAATATGGTTATATTTCTTCGGTATGGGGTCAGGGCGCTCGCCCAGTCCCACCGAGAAAGTTCTATCCGATTGGCGATATCAAGAATAAGTCAAGTCAAGGTTACAAGTTCATCGGCTACGCTATTAAGAAAAGAATTCTTAATAGCATTGTCCTGAACCAAGATAACATTGAAACTGTCGAGGAAAAATTCCTTCGCAGCGGCAAGGCTTGGCATCGCGCCTAGGAGGGAACATGGAACAAGTTATTGATCGACTCATCGCAGAAATTAAGGCGATGATCGCTCTTCCTAGAACATCAGATGGCATCTCTGATGTTCTGGAAGTTAAGGATGTATACTTCGGTGACCCTGGAGTAATCCCACAGAGCCTGATGCCAGCAATTATTGTAGAACCAAAATCTGAGTCACCAGACGCAGAGACAACTGGATACGATCGCAGGTCCTTAAATGTGGACATTCTGCTTATGATCGACGCACGCCAGTTCTTTGAACTCGACTCTTCGGAGGCGATTGGAGATAGGATCTTGGTCCAGGCTGCAGAACTCATCGCGCGGTGGTTTAGGCAGCAAGACAAGCGGCAACTCGACGGTCTCGTTATCGACACTATCGTGGTCGATACGACATATGATGTCGAGCCACGCGGAAACGCGATCGTCAAGACAGGCAGGGTAAGCCTGATGATTTCAAAGGGCTTTGCCCGATAAGATATGGAGAATAAATAGCCATGGCTAATAACATCGGAGTCGGCGCACTTGGTTACGTCGGTTTTGGTAAGGAAACGACTGAGGGTACATTTGCTACCGTCAATAAGTTCCTTGCTGCTACTAGCGTATCGTTCGACGACACTAACGACTATCTCTCACCAATGACCATTCGTGGGTCGCGCGACATGACGCTTGCGCTTCCTGCTCCGTTCAGCGTGAACGGGTCACTTGAAATGCCGCTTGTTTCAGAGGATATTGAACTCCTTCTGAAGTCGGCATTTGCCGCTACTAGCGCCTCGACTGGTGTCGTTGGTGCTGCTGGCGCTTACAGCCACGTTTTCACCCCAGGCAACGCTTCCCCAACGTTGACGTTCGAGCGTTATAGTGCTGGTGCTGACGGTGGATCAACTGGCGCACTGCAGATGCAGTATTCTGGTGTTCGTGTGAACACACTTGAACTACGCGCCTCTTACGGCGAGATCGTGACCGCTTCGCTCGGTCTTGACGGCACTGACCGCCAAAAGGTCTCACCAGTATCGGCACTTACCCCTGCCTATGCAGCGGTATCGGTCAACCCGTTCCACTTTAATGGTGCTAAGGTTTCGATCGGCGGTACAGATAGCGCCATCGTTAAGGACGTAACGCTTTCGGTCAACAACAATGTGGAGCACATTGGTACGCTGCGACAGACCCGTGGCTACAGCCGCGTGGCTATGGGCGCTCGAGAGATTTCGCTCTCGATGAGCATGGACTTCCAGGATGGGACTGAGTACGATCGTCTTCTCAATGACAGCGAGTTTGCTGTTGAGTTGACCTTCCGTGGACCACTCATCACTGGCTCGACCTACCACAGTCTTGTGGTAAGCCTGCCACGAGTTAAGTACCGCACCGTTGGCGTTCCGCTTTCGGCTGGCGACTTCATCTCGCAGGATGTTGAATGCACCGTTCTTAAGCCTGTCAGCGGCGATGTTGCCACTGTCACGCTAGTGAACACAAAGACTGGCTCTGCCGCTGGCATTGCCTGATATTAAAAAATAGCATATAAGAGAGGGGTTTGACTCCCATGGCTTTCCTTCGTCCCGTTGACCTCAATGAGGTTAAGCGATATACACATGAGTCAGGTGACTGGCTCGATTTACGACAGAACCTTTCAAAGCGAGAGGTAAATGCAATTCTAAAGGTTATGCCTTCGGCTGGCTTTGAGACTGCTGAATCTGCACAAATGATCTCGACTGTCGAGGGCATTGTGGAGACTCTGTTCAAGAATATTCTCGTTGGCTGGTCCGTTGATGACGCTCCAACCCTCGATACGTATTACACCCTTTCTGCCGAGGCTGCTCAGTGGGTTGATAACACACTGTTTGAGCACTTCAACGCTCAGTCGTTGAATAAGGCGGAAGAGGGAAAGCCTTTGACCTCGCTAAAGGGGCAGCCGAAGGTTACGCTCGTTCAGGAGTGATCGAGCAATACCCTAGGCTTGGCGAGGCTTACGCCCTCTACGACCAATGTCGAACGCGACAACTGGTCATCCACGAAGTACCAAAGCAGGGAGGCAAGCAGACGGAAGTTAGGATGGTCAACGTGCCATCTGGCTACCTCTGCTTGCCATACTCTGGCGGACTGTTGGATCAGCCCTCATTCATCGTAGATTCATTCTTCCAGTTTATGCTGGCAGAACGCACGGTGGCAATGAAGCAACTGACTAAATAGCCCGCAGACGCGCCCACCCCGTCTGTGCGGGGTGGGCGACTCTTTTTATTTGAGGTATGCAATGGCACGAGACGCAAATATTCATATTGATAGCACGAGCAGCGTTACTGGTTTTAACAAGATCGCTCAAGCGGCTGTTAACGCCAAAAAGAAGATCGCTGGCGGCGCTGGCGGCGCTGGCGGCGCTGGAGCAGTTAACGCGGAGAATGCCGCCCTTAACAAGAATAATGCTGCAACACAACGGGCGGCAAAAAGTCGTCAGACTGCATACCGAGACACCCAGCGATCCATCGATCAGGCTCGTCGGCAGGCGTATGCCCTATCGGTCGCTGGCTACCAGGCTCAGGCTTTGGGCAAGGCTGCGCTCGACGCAGTACAAGGCTGGGTCAGCGCCTTCGCAGAGATTGACTATCAGGCACGACGTGCCGTAGCCGCATTTGACATGACGGCTGGCAGCGCTGAGCAGACGGCTCAATCTGTTGATATGGTTATCAAGGCATCTAATGATCTTGCTCGATCGTTCGGTATGTTTGATGCCACAACTATCTCCGAAGGTCTCTACTTCTACGCATCTACTACTGGTGTGACCGTTAAGAACCAAGAGGATCTTAATAAGGTCATGGCTCAGTTTACGCCGATTCTCAAGGCTGCTGGTATTACATCCACAGGTCTTGAAACTGCTATTAAGGGCGTAAACGGTATCGTTAATGAGTTTGGAATGACGTTAGCAGACGTTCCAGATATCATGGCGAAACTCTATGCAGTGACGCAAAAGTCTGCTGCAGAAATGACAAACTACTTCGAAGCGTTCAAGATGGTTGGTCCTATCGCTAAGCAGATGGGCGCAACCTTCAACGACACCCTCATCGTACTCTCTGAGTTCTCAGACGAGCAGATCAAGGGTGGTCAGGCTGGTCGAGCATTACGACAGACTCTTACGAAGATGGTTGACCCTAGCGATAGGGCTAGGAAGGCGCTCGATGGTCTATTCACTGCAACGCTTGGCGTAGGCAAGACCTTCGATACCGTCATGAAGAAGAACGGGTCCTTCATCGGATACCGTCAATATATTGATACTCTTACTCAGTCACTTGCTAAGGTAACTCCAGCACGCCGTGCTGAGATCCTAGCGATCATGTCAACGCAGAACGAGATGGCTCCTCTCGTGTCGACTATCGAGGCTGGCATCAAGTCGTATGAAATGTATGGCAAGAGCCTCTTCGAGACGAGCAAGTACACGAATGTACTTGCAAACGCAACGAAAGACTTTAATACTGACCTAGAGACAATTGGTCGATCGGCGCAGGCTTCGCAGACTCGAATTACTGCGTCCTTCCAGGCTATTCGCACTGCACTTGGTAACGCAATGGCTCCTGCTCTTGCTAATGCTGCTGACGTGATGGAAAAGTTGTCTAAGAATCTTGAGTCTGTGATCCTTAATAACAAGGGTCTAGCATCAATGATCGGAAACTTCATGCTCCTTGGCGGAGCAGCACTCTCGCTTGTTGGTTCACTCCTTGTTCTTTCTGGGACAATCGCACTCCTCAGCGTAGGCTGGCGAGAGTTGAACTACATTATGAAACAGACTGCAATGGGTGCAGTGCTTAAGAAGAATATCATTGCGCCAATGCAATCCCTTGCTAAGATTAATAAGTGGTCTGTATTCTTTGCCGAGATGAAGAAAGGCTTCATTGCTGTCGGAGATATCATTAAGAAGCGCGTTGCTGATCCTCTTTGGAGGATTAGCAAACCTATCCGCATGCCAGTTCGAAATGCAGTGCTCGGATCAATCCGAGGTGCAAGCGATGTGGTAGCGTCTGGAGCATCAAGAGCCGCTGGATTTGCCAGCAGCGCTGGTGGCGCAATCCGTACTCAGGCACTCCGCATTGGTGCGATGCCTGGTAGGGCAATGGATTATCTACAGCAGC